CCGGCCCTCCAGGGGGGCGCACAGCTTGCAGGTGGTCCCGTGGCGGCTGATTTTGTACAGGTCGTGCTCCGGGTTCCGGGTCAGGACGGACAGCACCTCCGCCTGCCGGGAGGTAGTCCGCAGCACCATGCTGCCGTATGTATGCAGGCTCCAGCGCCGCCCCGCCCGGTCGATAAAAGCAGTCACGCCCTCCCGGCGCAGGGCCTCCGCAAAATCCGTCACGCCCCGAAATACCCCGCGCCCCATTGCCTGGGTCAGCGCCGTCTGCTCCAGGCCCACCTGGCGAAACAGGTCGTTCTCCCGCCGGCCCAGCAGAAGTGCGGTCAAAGAGGCGTTCACCGTGGCGTTGGCCTCCACGATCTGCCCCATCAGGTTCATGGTCAGGCGGTTCACCAGGTCCATCTGCTCCCCCGTAAGGGCGTAGGCGTTCAGATAGCCCCGCCGGTGCTTTTCGGCCGTCTCCGGAAATTCCAGAGTTTTACGCTCCTCTGGGTGGCGGACGTAGAACTGCCGCTCGACCATCTGGGGGACGTACTCCCAGCAGTCGCTTTCCAGCCTGCGTAAAATGGCCTGGACACGCTCCAGGGCCGCCTCCGCATGGTAGTCGGTCAGGCCCCGGCTTCTGAGCCGGCCAATTTCGTTCACAATGGCTGTCTCGGCCTGGAGGAACAGTGCAATGAGCGCCTCCAGCCTTGCGCCGTCTGTGGTTCGTTTCAGGGTGGGCATACAAACCTCCCTCTTGTGCCCGGCAGATTTTTTTGGTATAATACAAGAAAGAGCGATGGTATATGTACGGTCATGTAAGAAGGAGGTGAACGGCAGTGAATATGCAAGAGGTGGCAAGGCTTCTGATTGGCTTGCGTGCTGACGGATGGAGTGAGAAGAAGATCAACGACTTTTTATTATTCATCGAAACAGGAGACGAGCAGTACAAGCCCAACGGTGAAAAAGAATAAGAGCAGTTTTAGGACCGGGGAGCAATCCCCGGTCCTCTTCTTCAGTCGTCCTCGTCCTCCAGCTCGTCGTCGTCCACGATTTCAATGATTTGTTCTGGAGCAATCGTATCAATATAATCGGAAGTCTCATACACGGTCGCTTCTGGATGGGTGCGCAAATAGCTCTCCACATCCTCTTGAAGTTCATACTCCTCCGAAACAACAATAATCCCTAGCAAGGTATCCCGGCCCAACCTGGAGGTACATTCGGCATCAAATCTTTGATGCACCAATTCTCGAAAACGCGTGTTTTTCATCTGTTATGCCTCCTGCTTTTTATTTGATCCGGGTACGCATATAGAAATTGTAATCCCCCGGCCCATTGACACTAAACAAATAGCTGTAATCACCAAAATGATATTCGTATTTCTGTATCCCCGGTTTCAACTTCGGGTGATCCGTCAAAATCCCGCTTCAGTCGTCCTCGTCCTCCAGCTCGTCGTCGTCCACGATTTCGATAGGCTCATAAAAACTAAAGTCGAAATGGATCAACTCGTCAAAGGTAGCGTCCGGGTGCTCCTTCATCCATTCCAACATATCGTCCTCATAGCCTTCCTCCTGCGGATCATTGTACAGGGCCCGAAGTGTGCTCTTATCCAGCTTATCCACCACAAAATGCCCATATCGCTCCATCAGAAGTTTTTGATATTCCGATTCATGCTCTGTGTGCTTCATACCACATACCTCTATTTCAGCCTTGTCTTGGACGTGAACACGTAATCCCCAGGGCCATTTACAATGACACGATATTGATATGTCCCGTATTCGTAGGTTCGTTCCGTCCCAGGTTTTAAGCTTGGGTGATCCGTCAAAATCCCGCTGCTCACACGATTGAACTCCTTGCGGGTCATTTTAGCCGTTTTGATTTTACCACGTTTCTTTCCCGTTGTCGAGCCTCTTCCCAGCTTTCCATAGGTAAACTTCCCGTGTTTGTCCCGCGGCTGGCCCTTGTAATCAAAGGCCCAGGCGTCCCCAACGTACGTTTCCTCCATACCGCCATACCCCAGCCCCGCCAGCGGGTCCCGCAGGGCGGTCACGTCCTGATAGGTCCTGCCCTTGTTGGCCGCGATTTCCTCGTCGGAGATGGAGTCGAACAGCCCCGTTTCTTTTGCCAGCTTTTTCAGCTCCATCTGGGCGGCGCCGGCGGTGAGCAGGCCGGACTGGAAGGCCGTAATGACGGTCTCGGTTTTGGCCTTTGCAATCTCCGCCAGCTCGTCCGCTTTGGGTGTCCACAGAGGCGGGAATGTGATCTCCAGCCCCTCCGGCAGCTCCCCCCAGGCCGACAGGGCCAGCACCGGCAGGAGCTGTTCCAAAATGGGCCGCAGGCGGTTTTCCCGCAGGGTGTCGATGTAGTCCAGGTAGTTCTGCATATCGCTCTCCCCGGTGGCGTTCATACCGGCGGGGGCGCGTCCGAATAACTTGGTCATGGGGATGCGGCTGGCCCCGGACAGATCCAGGCACATGGCCTCGTAGACCTCCTCCAGACCGGTGAACGTATACTGGGTGTTTTTAATCTGGTCGCCCTTGTTCACCAGCTGCATCCCGAAGTTGGATTTCAGCACACTCTGGGCCTGCATCATCTCCCAGAACCGCCGCTGGGTCTCCCTGGAGGAGAGGGAGAAGAGCTGGTCCAGATTCTGGACCTCCATGGTGTCGGTATTGGCCCGGAAGGTCAGCGCCGCCATGTTGGCCGCCACGTTGTCGTGCTTGACCACGTCCTGGTAGAGGGCTTCCACCTCGGATTCGCCCCAATACAGCTCCGCCATACGTTCCAGATAGGGCAGCTCCCGGCCAATGAAGCGGATAATCCGGGAGTGGTGGACCCGCGCCGCCACTCCCCCGCCCTCCCCGTAAATGGTGTAAAACTCCGGGACCATACGCCCCCGGCCGTCGTAGACCAGCCCCAGCTCCGGGGCGATACCGCACCAGCGGTCCAGGATGTAAAGCCCCTGAAAACTCCCCGGCAGAATCAAATCCCAGTCCAGGGGGCGGTCCAGCATGGATTCCTGGCCCCGGAGCAGGATCAGCCCCGCCGCCCCGCCGTACAGCCGCCCCCAGCGCAGCCCCTCGTTGAGGCTCTCCCGCAAGGCCGTCGTCCGCTGCACCTGCTCCAGGGCCCGCAGGCGGTCGGGGTCCAGAGAGCCGGAAAGCGTGAACCACTTGCGCAGCATATCGTCCGGAATGATGCCGATGACGTTCTGGACCACCCAGTTGTCCCGGTACAGGGAGTTGAGCAGGGTATAGCTGCCGGTCAGCCGGGTCAGGGGGTATTCCGTCGCCTCCAGGGGCGACTGGGACCCGAAGCCCAGACGAAACAGTGGATTGGAATACAAGCTAACCCTCCTCCCCGTACCGCCACTTGGGCAGACAGGTATTCACATAGTAGCGCAGCGCGTCCGGCCCGTGGTCCAGGTTTTTCACCGGCCGCTCCACGCCCATCGCCGCCGCCTTGCTGTCCCACACATAGCTCTGAAGCTCCCCGATCAGCCCCGGGCAGCGTTCCGCATGGATGCGTAATGTCCGGCGGGCAAGCAGGGAGCTGACGCGCCGGATCCCGTCCAGTACGTCGTTCTCGCCGGGGATCACATACGCGCCCCTGCGCCGCAGAGCCTCGATAAAGCTGGCCGCCGACGGGTCCACCACGGCGGGGCAGAAAAACTGGGGGTCCTCCCCGCGGAATTCCAGAAACGCGTCCGCGTACTCCTGGTCGGTTTTCTGGGAAAGCCGCGCCCGGCTGTCCCAGCGGTATTCGTTGTCCACCCACACCGTCTCCCCGTCGTCGTAGAGGTCCAGCAGCACAAACGGGTTCGTTGTACCGTAGTCGCAGGCGATATGCCGGGCGGCCAGGTAGGGCAGGCCCTGGGGGCGGGTCTGGTCCGTGTAGGTGTGGACCTCCGGGTCGAACATATCGTAAATCAGACCGTCTCCGGCGGTCCACTCCCCGTCGATATAGCGTTTTTTGAATACCCCCGTGTAGAGGCTCCGGTACATCTCCAGGGTCTCCGGGGACAGGCTGGGGTTGTCCTCCATGCGGAAATGCAGATGGGTGGCGTTTTTCTCCGCAAGCTTTAACAGCCACTCCTTGCGGAACCAGTGTTCCGGCACGTCCGGGTTGCAGTTGAACCACAGCTTCGCCCCCGCCACGGAGCACCGGGCCAAGGCCTGCTCCACAAAGGACCGGGGCATCAGGGCGGCTTCATCCAGCAGCACCCCCGCCAGGGTGACCCCCTGGATCAGCATATAGCTGGACTCGTCCCGGCCCCCAAAGACGTAAAACCGGTTGGATTTACGCCCCCGGGTGACGGTGAGCACGTGGCTGGACCGGCAGTAATCCAGCCCGAAATTTTTTTGAAGATAGACCACGCCCAGCAGAGGCTGAATGATATTCCGCTCCGCGCTGCCCACGGTCTTGCCGCACAGCCCAAAGCTGCGCCCGTCGAAGGCCCCCATGGCCCACAGCAGGAAGGACAGCGACATAATAGAGGTCTTGCCGGACCGGACCGCGCCGTCACAGATCAGGGCCCGTTTTCCCGTGTACGGCCACCGCAGGATTTCCAGCTGTTTCGGCGAAAGCATCCCAGCCCACCTCCTTCAAGCTCCTGGTGATGGGGTCGTCCTCCTGGGGACCGGCCGCCGTATTTTCCGTTTTCGTACTGTACCCGTGCTTAGACATCCAAAGGGCCGCCAGCTTGGGGTCGATCACGCCCAGCTCGAATTTCATACGGGCGTCCACCTCGCACTCCTCCTTCATGCGCGTAACGGTGTCCGGATACTGCTTTCCGTAAGTCTCGTAGAACGCCGACCGGGCCAGCCCCGCCCACATGCAGAAGCCCTCAATGGTGCAGGTCACGCTGCGCCTGAGCTCCGCGGAGACGAACTCGGAATTTTTCGCACTGAAATCGTGGGTCAGCACCTTTTGGTCGCCGCACCAGGCTTTGTACTCATCCCACGCCGCGCGCAGGGCCTTTGCGCTTTTGAACCTGCGGGGTCTGCCCGCTGCACCCATAATTTCACCATCCTTCCCGAAAATCAGAAATGCGCCCCGGCTGTCCGGCGGCGCATTTCGTATGGTAGCATTATAGCACGGCGTTCCGGAAAAATCGCCCGGTTTTTTTCCGGACTTTTTTACTCTGTCTCAGTGACCCCATAGAGGGCCAGGGTGAAATGCCGCAAAGCCTTGTCCCGCCTATCATAGACGGCGCTTTTCTCCAGGCTCAGGCTCTCGCACAGAGCCTCGACAGCCCCCTTTGCCCGGTGGATGTAAAATCGGTCCAAAACAAGCCTTTCCTCGTCGTCCAGAACAGCCAGGGCCTTGTTGACCTGGCTCACCCACAGCCGGGCCTCCTTCAGCCGCCGTTTCAGCTCGTCCCGCAGCACGATGTTGGACAACACGCAGTCCTCCCGCGTGCCGCCGCCTCCGGACACGGGGGCGTTTTCTGTGCTGGCGCTGCGCAGGCCCGTATACGCCGACTCCAGGCGCTTGATCTCCCTGGGTATGTTCTCCAGGGCCTGCTTGTGGGCCTCATAGTTTTTCAGCTTGTCAGCTGCTTCGCGTTTCCAGTTCATTGCGCCATCTCCTCCATATCCCGATATTTTTTCAGCCTGGCCCGAATGGCGGCCATCATGGCGTTTTGCCCTTCGGCCTTTTCCCGAAGGGCAGCCATAGCGTCCTGCTCCACGGTGCCCTCGGCCACCAGGTAGATCACGCTGGTGGTGGCGGACCGCTGCCCCTGCCGGTGCAGCCGGTCATTGAATTGCTCGTCAAGCTCCAGGTCGTACATGGGGCCATACCAAACGACGATGTGCCCACCGTCCTGGAGGTTCAGCCCATGCCCGACCCCGGCAGGGTGGGCCAGCAGCAAGGGTATCTCCCCACGGTTCCAGGCCGCTATGGTGTCGCTGTTCTTCAGCTGCACCGCCTGGGGGAACCGGGCCATGATGCGGTCCCGCTCATGCTGGTATCGGTAGGCCACCAATACCGGCTCCCCGGCGGCCTCCTCCAGAACATCCTCCAGGGCGTCCAGCTTGTCGGTATGAAGCTCATGGGCGGCGTGGTCCTCGTCGTAGACGGCCCCGCCCGCAATCTGCAACAGCTTCCCGTTGACCGCCGCCGCACTCCCGGCGTCTATGACGTCCTCGGCCAGCTCCAGAAGGGCGTCCCGCTCCATGCTCTCATATAAGGACCGGGCCTCCGGGGACAGGACCACCGGCCTCACGGTCTCCACCAGCTCCGGCATCTTCACGTTGCCCTTGGTCTCCAGGCTTACGCAAATATCGGAGATCAGGCTGTAGACCTGGTCCTCCGTCCCCGGCCTGGACTTCCACTCATAGATCACATACCCGTTTTGACGGCCAGGGGTGAAGTATTGATTGCGGTATGCGGTAAACGTCCGGCCCAGCCGTTCCCCCTGATCCAGTAGGTACACTTGCGCCCAGAGATCCAGTAGGCCCCTAGGCCGGGGAGTGCCGGTCAGGCCCCACAGGCGCTTAATCAGGGGCCGCACTTTCCGCAGGGCCTTGAAGCGTTGGGAGCTGGGATTTCGGAAGCTGGACAGCTCGTCAACAATAACCAGGTCGAAGGGCCAGTCCGTGCCGTAATACTTCACCAGCCACGCCACGTTCTCCCGGTTGATGCAGTAGACGTCGGCGCTCCGGGCCAGGGCCGCCCGCCGCTGTTGTGCGGTCCCCAGGACCTTGCTAATCCGCAGATGGCGCAGGTGGTCCCACTTTTCGCTTTCCCGGCTCCAGGTGTCCTCCGCCACCCGCAGGGGTGCGATCACCAGGACCTTGGACACCTCGAAGCTGTCATACAACAGCCGGTCCGCCACCGTCAGGGCCACGGACGTTTTTCCCATGCCCGGTTTCAGGAACAGCCCGGCAGCGGGGTGGTCCAGAAGATAGTCGATACAAAACTGTTGGTATTCGTGGGGGGTGTACTTCATGTCAACCCCTCCCCGCTGATGGTAGCCATCATGGTATCGACGGCAGGCTTGCTATCTGGCACAAAGACCTGGAACCCCAAGGCCCGCAGCCGCCCATGCACATAACGCTGCCTCCGCTTTGGGGTCTTGCCGAGGTCCTTTGTTTCCGCAAAGTAGACCCTGGCCCCCGGAAGGAGTATTAGCCGGTCCGGCACCCCGGTCCACCCAGGGCATACCAGTTTCAAGGCGAGGCCGCCTGCCGCTTTTACCCGGCCGCGGAGATATGCTTCCACTGTTTTTTCCATGAAAACCTCCGAATTCAAACATGCTTTGGATTTTGGTCTGGTTGCCGGTTGCCGTCTCTCGCGCGCGTATACGCAGGCGCATTAAGCGGGCAACACGCGCTTTTTCTCTTTCATCTCTTTAATTTCAGTTTCCTATAGGATTTACGGCAACCGCGGCAACCGTTCCCGTTAACCCCTGACCGCTCAACGGTTTATCCCGGTTGCCGGTACCGGCAACCTAACGGCAACCACGGCAACCGGGATAAATTGGCTCTTATTCGGCCACACGCTCAAAGCACCTCTGCACCCCATAGGGGCCACATTTCTGCTTTTTAGCGACCTCACGCCAGCCGGGCATATTCCGCATGATGGCCCGCAGCTGATCCCCGCGCTGGCGGTCCAGCCGGCTGGTATCCTCATGAAAAAGCTCATTCCAAATTTCTGCGATACAGACCCGGTTCCGCCATGTCACGCCCTGCCCGGCGGTCAGTTCGTCACTAAGCCAGAGCTGCCGGGCGGCCTTGTCCTTTTTCTCCCAGTCCGCTGGCAAAGGCCGGTCCAGGAACTCCGCCAC